TAATTTAAGTTTTTCGCTAAGTCTTAATCTTAGCCCTACAAAGTCGGTTACAAATTTCATGTTGTTTGTTTTAAAACTGTTACAGTTGAATAATTGGAGCAAATATAATAATTAATATTGTATTATGCAATTTAAGTACATAAAAAATATAGCAGACGATAATTCAGAAGCGACTATTTTATTATACAACCAAATAGGTAGTTCTGTTGATGAGAATGGGAATATCACTTATGGTATTGATGGCAGTTATTTTGCATACGAAATGCAATACTTACAAGATAAGTGTAGCAAAATTAATGTTCGTATAAATTCAATCGGAGGCAATGTAATGGATGGTTATTCTATTATATCCTCAATTTTAAATAGTGCTATTCCAGTTGATACTTATGTAGATGGATTAGCAGCTTCAATTGCAGGAGTTATTGCAATGTGTGGTAAAAAGGTTTATATGATGGATTACGGTACATTAATGCTACACAATCCAAGCGGAGGTTCTGACAAAGCTGTTCTTAATTTAGTGAAAGATACATTAGTAACTGTTTTAAAAAATAGAACTTCACAAGATGAAGATACTATTTCTAAAATGATGGATGTTGAAACGTGGTTAGATGCAAAGACTGCTAAAGAAAAAGGAATGGTAGATGTTATTGTATCAAGTGGCAAAAAAATCAAAATGAATACCAGTGAAAGCCTATACAACATGGCTTTAATTTATAATAAATTAATAAACCCGAAAAAACAAATGAATTTAATCACAAACAAATTAGGATTAGATGAAAATTCAAGCGAAGAAATTGTAGTATCTAAAATTAGTGAGTTGAAAAATTCACTTGAAGAAATGCAAGCTGAAAACGAGAGAATTAAATCTGAGTTAGCAGCAAAAGAAGCTGAACTAACAACTATCGAAGCTGAGAAAGAAGCACATAAACTTGCATCTATCGAAGAAATGGTAAACTCTTTTAATGTAAAAGAAGAAGACAAAGCAGCTACAATTGAATTGGCAAAAGTGAATTTTGAAGCAGTTAAAAATATGCTATCAAAACAATCTGTTAAAGAGCCAGTAAAGGTATTTGACTTTAAAAACGTAGTAACAAAGAAAGGTTCAGAAGACCGTTCTTCTTGGACTATTAGAGATTGGGAAAAGAAAGATGCAAAAGGATTAGAAGTAATCCGTAATTCATCTCCTGAAACTTACGAAAATATGTATAACGAATTTTATAAAAAACAAAAATAAAACATGGCAACAATTAACAACCCATTCGGTGCAGCAAAAGTGGCTGCAATCGCAGCAACTGGAACAACAGCACTTACAATTGATGCTGATGTTACTTATGTATCTTCTTTAACTACCTTAACTGGTAACGGTACATTAGATTTAACTTTGTCTTCTGAATTAAAAGCAGGAGCAACTTTATTTGTTAAAGTAAAAACAACTGGAACTGAAACATTTACATTCGGTACTGGTATTGATGCACCAGTAGTAACTGGCGTAGCTGGTAAAACTTGGACACAAGGATTTTGGTACGATGGTACTATCTTTTTGCCAATGGGAGCAAAAATTCAAATTGATTAATCCAAATAATAATAATTAAATAACAAACACAAAATGGCATTACAAAAAGAAGTTTGGATTGCAGACATCCAAGAAACATTATTCGCTAATAACGAATTTGTAAATAGAGCTACTGACCACTCAATGTGGATTAGCAACAAAACGGTACACGTACCACAAGCAGGAGCAAATCCAGCAGTTAAGAAAAATAGAACAGTATTACCAGCAGCTATTTCTCAACGTACTGACACTGATTTAACTTATGATATGGCAGAATACACTACTGACCCTATCTTATTAACTAACATTGAAGAATTGCAAATTAACTATGCAAAACGTCAATCAGTATTATCACAACACATTGCTACTTTAGGAGATGTAATCGGTAACCAAACACTTTACGCATGGGCGCCAGCAGGAGCAGGAACATACCGTAAAACAACTGGTTCTGCATCATCTGCTGCATTAGCACCTACTGCAACATCAACTCGTTTGGCTATCACTTTAGCTGATATTGCTGCTGCAAAAGGAATTTTAGATGCTCAAAACGTACCAGCAAACGGTCGTGTTTTGGTTATGCCATCTGACATTTATAACGGTCAATTGTTAGCAATCCAAGATATTTACCAAGCACAATCTTACGGTTCATCTGCATTACCAAGTGGTGTTGTAAATCGTATTCACGGCTTTGATATTATCTTACGTCCATCAGTTGTTGTTTATGATAACTCAGGTACTCCAGCATTGAAAGCTGTTGATGCTGATGGAACTCCAACAACTGAGGCAACAACTGATAACATGGCTTGTTTAGCATTCCATCCATCATTTGTTTGTAAGGCTTTAGGTACTACTGATGTGTTCTATGATGAAGATAAACCTGAGTATTATGGTTCTATTTTCTCTGCATTAGTAATGCATGGAGCAGCGAAGTTACGTACTGACCAAAAAGGTATCGTAGCAATCGTTCAAGCTAACTAATAATAACTTATAGCACACTCGATTAACTTCGGGTGTGCTTATTTAAACTAAACTAAAATGACAAATGAATTTGCAAGTAAATTAGCGCAACCTTATTTGAGTAAAGATGATGTTAAAACATTATGTGTACTTGGAGATGGTGGTGTTTATTTAAACAATGAAATAGCAGTAATGCGACAAAATGCGCTTGACAGAAATGTTAAGATTTTTGTATTCAAAGGCGAAACAGAAAAACTTAATGAAGTAGTTGCAGAAACTAAAGAAGAAGTAGCAGAGCCAAAAAGTGAGGTTGAGAAACCTACAAAATCAAACAAAAAGAAATAATCTTAAAAATATTTTAAATGGCAAACGATGTAGTATTTATTAAAGGTCAGGGAGGTTTAGGACGTCCATTAGCAGGCGAAGACCATATCTCAGCACTTTTATTTTACACTTCGGCTACTTTACCAACTGGTTTTAGTTCTAATAACAGAATTAAACAAGTTTTTAGCTTAGCGGAAGCGGAGGCATTAGGTATTACTAATGTAGGAACTGGTGCAACAGCATCAACAGCAACCTTTGAAGTAACTAATAAAGGAGCAGTAGGCGATACTGTTAAATTAGTAGTAACTGGAATTGAGGGCGCAGTAACAATTGCTAATTATACACAAGTAACAGCAGATATCACAAGTTTAACAACTTCGGCAGCACGTTTAGCAGCAGAGATTAACTTAGGTACGTCTACACATGGTTATAGTGCAAGTCCATCAACAGCAACGGTAACAATTACAGCACCAAAAACTGAGGGTATCTTCTTAAATAGTGGTACTCCTTATGTAGCTACATTAACTGGAACTGTTGCAGGAACATTAGTACAAAATGTAGTAGTAGGTGTTGCAAGTACAATTGATATTATGTATTACCACGTATCTGAATACTTTAGATTACAACCTAAAGGAAATTTATACATTGGTATTTATGCGGTATCTGCTGATTTTGCAGAAGTAACAACAATGCAAAACTACGCTTTAGGTGCTATTCGTCAATTAGGTGTTTACACACAAGCTGCTTATGCAACTGGAACTGTAACTTTATTGCAAACACAAGCAACAAATAACGAAGCAAACCATAAGCCTTTAGAGATTCTTTATAATCCTGACTTTGCTGGTACTGCTGACTTAACAGCTTTAACAACTACACACTCTTTGAGTTCACAAAACGTATCTGTTATGTTTGGGCAAGATGGTGCAGCAAAAGGTTATAAGTTGTGGAAAGCAACTAACAAAAGTATCGGATGTTTAGGTACTTGTTTAGGAGCAGTAGCATTTGCAAAAGTAAGCGAATCAATTGCATGGGTATCTAAATTTAACGTAGCGAATACAGAGTATGAAACTTTGAACTTTGCAAACGGTCAAGTTTACAATGTAATTTCAGATGGTTCAATTGATAATTTAGACGCAAAAGGATTTGTATTTTTAAGAAAGCATATTGGTTTAACTGGTAGTTATTTTAACAATCCTTATACTTCAACTTTAATAACTTCTGATTATTCTCGTATCAATAACAATAGAACTATCAACAAAGCAATTAGAGGTATGCGTACTTTCTTATTGCCAGCTTTAGCAAGTCCTATAAAAGTAAACGAAGATGGAAGCCTTACAGATGATGTAATAGCTTATTTTGAATCACTTTGTAAACGTGCTTTAGATGTAATGCAAAGAGATGCAGAGGTAAGTGCTTTTAGCGTTACAATTGACCCTACACAAGATGTATTAAGCACATCAACTTTAGAGATTTCAGTATCTATTGTACCATTAGGAAGTGCAGATAATATCGAAGTAAACGTAGGCTTTGCAGTAAGTATTTAATTAAAAACATTAAGAAAAAATGAATAACATACAACCTTTAATTAACGGTAAAAGCTACGAATGGAGCGACATTACAATGAATGTAATGGGTGTGCCTATCGTTGGTGTAACTGCAATAAAATATGATGAAACTCAAGATATGACTAATATTTATGGTGCTGGACGTAGACCAGTATCTCGTGGATATGGTAAGATTGAGCCAACAGCAAGCGTAACCTTGTTGATGGAAGAAATCGAAAATTTGCAATCAGTAGCACCAAATGGTTTGGTAATGGATATTCCTGAGTTCGATATTATCGTAGCTTATTTGGATTCTGCATTAACACCACGTATTCATAAATTGAGAAATGTACGATTCAAAAAGAATAGCAGAGAAACCGCAACTGGCGACACTTCTATTCCAGTTGAGTTGGAACTTATTATTTCTCATATTGATTGGGCATAATAACTATTAAAACTAAAACTAAATGAAAACTAAAGAAGAATTACAATTGGAATTAAACAGCTTAAAGGGGAAGCATAAGATAGTTTACACTATTGAAGCACCTTTAAACGATGAAGAAACAGAGTTTGCAACGATTTATTTAAAGAAGCCTGACCGTATGATTTACGCAATGGTAAGTAAATTAGCAACTGGAAATGACCCTTTAAAAGCTGTTGAAGCGTGTTTAAAATCTTGTTATATTGGAGGCGATGAATTAAGTTTGATTATCCAAAATGATGAGGCTTTAATGTCCTGTGAAACTCCTATTGTAGAAATGTTAAGAAAAAAGGAAGCTGTTTTAAAAAAAAATTAAACCAGTATTCAAGTGAAATAGCGGAGCAGGAGGTGTTAAAAAATACCGCAATGCTCCGTTTTTATTATCCAAATATTAATGTAGATAAACTAACTGATAATCAGTTTTGTAAGCTGGTATCTGAAATGTTTTTTGTATTAAAGTTTAACGGAACGCTACAAGATAAAAATGAGTAATCAGAATTTAAAATATACCCTTTCACTTCAAGACTTATTTACTGGTAAGATGAATGCTGCAATTAAGCAAACGCAGCAATTAGATAGTTCATTTAACAGTTTAGGAAGTAAGTTAAAAACATTAGCAGTAGGATTAGGAGTTGGAGCATTAGGGAAATCTGTATTAGATACTGGTGTTCAGTTTGATTCAATGCGTATGCGTTTAGAAACGCTATTAGGTAGTTCACAAAAGGCTGCTGGTGTATTTGAACAGATTAAAAAAGATGCTGCAAGTACTCCGTTTGACGTTGCAAGTTTGGTACAAGCAAATAGCTTACTTATTGGTGCTGGTGTAAGTGCTGGACAAGCACGAACTGATGTATTAGGTTTAGGGAATGCTATTGCTGCTACTGGTGGCGGTACTGATGAATTGAGTAGAATGGCTGTAAACTTACAGCAGATAAAAACATTAGGCAAGGCAAGTGCAATGGACGTTAAACAGTTTGCATTTGCTGGTATTCCTATTTATCAAATGTTAGCTAAGTCAACTGGTAAAAGTGTTGCTGAGTTAAAAGAGATGGATGTTACTTATGAGCAATTAACTGATTCTTTTGCAAAGGCAAGTCAAAAAGGCGGTATGTTTTTTAAAGGATTAGAAAACCAAAGCAAAACAGTAGGCGGTCAAATAAGCAATTTAAAAGACCAATTCACATTTTTACTTTATGACGTATTTAATGCTTTAAAGCCTGCTATTTTTACTATTGTTAAAGGACTTTCAATGATGCTTAATGTATTTAAAGCATTGATTCCACTTATTAAAATGGCAGTTATATTGTGGGGTTCGTACTATATTAAGTTAAAATTAGCTACTATTCAAAGTTCATCATTTGCACTCATACAAAGAGCAATGGCTATGGGTATGAGTAAAAGTGCTGTTGCTGCTGGATTCTTAAAACGTGGAATACAAGGTATAGGACAAGCAATAAAGGCAGTGCCAATTTTAGGGTGGGTATTGGCTTTAGTAGATGGAATAACCTATTTATGGGATAAGTTTAGCGGATTTAGAGAGAGTGTTTACGCTTTCTTAAATGTGTTTTCAAACATGGGCAAGGTTATTAAACTTAACTTTCAAGGTATTGGATTAATGTTAGAATCTGTTTTAACACGTAACCAAGATAAAATGAAAGAGGCTTTAATGAAGTTTTCCGAAGCTGATGGAATACAAAAAGGAGCAGCATTAAGCGGAATAATTAAAGGTAAAAAAGAGTTCAATGCAGAGAATGGTATAGGCGGTGCTTTAGGCAGTTCAATGGGGGCTACTGGTGGAGTTGATGCAAACGGAAATGCAAGCGGTAAGGGATTAGGTAGCGGAACAGAAGTAAGCGGAGCAAGACCACAAAGCTTGACTATTAACATTGAAAAATTAGTAGAGAAATTAGAAATAAGCACACAAAACATACAAGGCGGTTATGCTCAAATAAAAGAGCAAGTAACTAAAGTATTGTTAGAAAGTGTAAACGATTTAAATATGATTACTCGATAATGAATAATAATTTTACATTAAATGAGGGTTTTAATCCTAAAGGACAATCGGAGTTAATTTTAAAGAACTTCGGACTATCTTTTATTAAGCCTAAATTTTATCAAGTAAATGGTGGTAATGTAGCTACTTTGCAGGAGTTAGCTAAAGAAGATGGACAAAGGGATAAACAAAATAGTTTCTTTGGGTTGCCAGTATTTGACGTTCTTACGTTTATGGGAATGAATTATATTGCGTACGATGGTAAAAAGATTACATTAGATACCATTCATTTTGGAGTGGCACTGTGTGATATAAACCAAAGTAAAAACATTATAACGACTTCAATACAAGGTAGAAACGGAACTATAAAAGAGTATATTAGTGATGGGGATTACACAATAAATATTAAGGGTGTTATAACTTCGGCTGCACAAGATTACTATCCTGAGCAAGATGTAAAAAGATTGAAAGATTTTTGCGATGCACCTACACCTATTTCTATTGCATCTCAATATATCAATATGTTTGGGATTAAAGATATAGTAATTAAGGATTATTCTTTTGCTCAAGTAGAGGGGATGAGAAACGTACAACCGTTTGAACTTAATTGTTTAAGTGAAACACCTTTTGAGATTAAGAGCCAAACACAAAATACAACAGCAGGAACATCTAAAGCAAGTCCAAGATTTATATAATGTTAAGACTAAATAGCAAAATAACATTTACGAGTAAAACGGATGGTACTGAAATAGTATTTGACTTTGTTAATAGTGTAGAAATTGAAAGCAGTTATGAGAATTTAACAGAAACTGCAAAAATCACTATACCGAGAAAGTTAAATTTTGATGGTAAGCCAATAGCTGTTGGATTGAATAGTATTTTTAAAAGAGGGGATAGTGTTAAGATTGAATTAGGCTATTTCCCTGACCTTAGAACGGTGTTTAATGGTTACATAACAAAGGTTAGTCCAAAAACACCAATAGTATTGGAGTGTGAAGATAATATGTTTATTTTAAAACAAACTATTATACCGAAGTATTCTAAAACAACGGTAACGCTAAAACAATTGCTTACTGATATAATTGGTACGGTTGTAAATTTTAGAACTTTATTAGAAGTTAATTTGGGTAGTTTTAAAATAAGCAATGCAAGTGTAGCACAAGTATTGGACACGTTAAAAAGTGATTATGGTTTTTATAGTTACTTTGTTGATGGTGTTTTAAATGTCGGTTTAGCGTCCGATGCAAGCGATACACAAACGATTGAATTTAAGTTTGAAGAAAGCATAATAGATGATTCAAGTTTAGAATACCAACGTGAAGAAGACATGAGATTGAAAGTAAAGGCGGTATCTATAAATTCAAGTGATAACAGTAAAACAGAAGTTGAAGTAGGCGATGAAGATGGTGCTTTAAAAACATTCCATACTCAAAACGCAACAGAAACAGCATTAAGAAAGTTCGCAGAATTAAAGTTAGCTGAGTGGAAATATGAGGGATTTAGCGGTTCGTTTAAAACATTCGGAGAGCCTTATATTAGACATGGGGACGCTTGCAAATTAGTAAGCGATAAGATACCCGAAAAGAATGGAACGTATGAAGTGGTAAGTGTAAAAAGGTCTTTTAATACCGAAGATGGTTACAAACAAGACATTGAAATAGGAATAAAACTAAATGGCTAATAACAACAGTATTAAACAAGCGATAAGGGAACTTACAAAAACAGACGATGTTTTGTACTCTGTTTTGTGCAAAGTAAAGTCAGTAGACACAACAAATAATACTTGTGATTGCGAACCTATCAATGGAGATGCTGACCTATTAGAAGTTAGGTTAATGGCTCAAAATACGGATGGATTTGTAATTATTCCAACTGTAAACAGTACGGTAGTTGTAACAATGATTAATAAATATACTGGATATGTAGCAATGTTCAGTGATATTGAAAAGATATATTTAAATGGCGATAATTACGATGGATTGGTAAAGGTTGGAGATTTAGTAGAAAAACTAAACAATTTAGAAGACTTAGTAAATGACTTAGTTACTAAATATAATACCCATACACACCCATACGTTAATGTAAGCACTCCAGCAGTTACAAGCCCTACAACGTCTTTGGAAACAACGGTATTAGTGCCAACACAACAAACGGAATTAGAAAACACAACAGTACTGCACGGAAATGGTTAAAGATATAGCATTAGATAGTGATTTAGATTTGGTTATAGAAAACGGAGATTTTAAAATATCCGATAGCGACCAAAACCATGTAATTTTAATTATAAAAAGTTACTTCGGAGCATTTAAACAATACCCACTTATCGGAGTTGGTATAGATAATTACATAGCTTCGGTAGGGATGGAGCAAATTATAAAAAGGAATATTACGGTTCAACTTGAAAGCGATAGTTACAATGTAAACGAGGTTAAGGTTGAGGGTAACGATAAATATAGTATTGACGCTAATAGAATAGAATAATGGCAACTAAAACAGTAACAGTAAAGGATGGACAAACAATTTTTGACCTTTC